CTGGCGATTTACAACCTTCTGCGCGAATACGAAGGAAAAGTCACGGTGAAGGTGCTTGGGCTGGCGGCGTCAGCTGCGTCGATCATCGCAATGGCTGGCGACGAGGTTCAGATTGGCCGCGGAGCATTCCTCATGATCCACAACTGCTGGGTTTATGCGATGGGAAATCGTCATGACCTGGCGCAGATCGCTGCTGACATGGCGCCATTTGATAAAGCCATGAGCGATATCTATCAGGCGCGCAGCGGTCTCGACTCCGCCGCCATCGACAAAATGATGGACGGTGAAACCTATATCGGTGGTAGCGAGGCGGTCGAGAAAGGTTTTGCTGACAGCCTGCTCTCCGCTGATGAAATCGCCGACGACGACGAAAGCCCTGCTTCAGCGCTTCGCAAGCTTGATGCATTGCTGGCAAAAACGAACACCCCGCGTGCTGAGCGCCGGAAACTCCTGAAAGCCCTGTCCGGTGGTACGCCTGGCGCTGCCACCAAAAACGAAGGTATGCCGGGCGCTACCGACGAAATTAAACCTGAAACTCTCTCATCTCTTCAAAACGCCCTGGCTGCGTTAGTTAATTAAGGATCTGATATGTCTGAAGTAAACACTATTCTGAGTCAAGTCACTGCCAGCATCCAAGAGGCTACGGGCAAATTTAATGCCAAAGCAGAGGAAGCGCTCAACGAAGCGAAAAAAAATGGGCAGTTGTCGGCAGAGACCAAAGATACCGTCGACAAAATGGCAACTGATTTAAACGCCCTGAAGGCGGCAGAGAAAACCCTTAAGGCTGCGCTTGGCGAACTTGAACAGCAGGTTGCGCAGATGCCGCTGGCAAACGCCAAAACTGTCATTGAGACCGTCGGTAAGCAGGTTATTTCCTCTGAAGCGCTTAAAGCATTTGCTGCGAGTGTTGAGGGTGGCAAGCGCGTCAGTGTTGGCGTAAAAGCGGCCATCACCTCGCCCGATTTGCCTGACCGTGTTGTTGATCCACAGCGCCTGCCGGGCATTGATACCGCGCCGAAACAGCGCCTGTTCATCCGCGATCTGATTGCCCCGGGCCGCACCACCTCCCCGGCTATTTTTTGGGTGCAGCAGACGGGCTTCACCAACAACGCCAAGGTTGTGCCTGAAAACACAACCAAGCCATACAGCGATATCCAGTTCGCCACCCAAATTACCCCGGTGACGACCATCGCTCACATGTTCAAAGCCTCCAAGCAGATCCTGGATGATTTTGCGCAGCTGCAGTCAACCATCGACGCTGAAATGCGTTACGGCCTGAAGTATGCAGAAGAACAGGAAATTCTCTTCGGTGATGGATCTGGCGCGCATCTTAAAGGCATTGTGCCGCAGGCGTCGAAGTTCAACCCGGCATTTCAGGTCGAGCATCAGAACGGCATCGATATTCTGCGCCTTGCGATGCTGCAGGCTCAGCTGGCCCGCTTCCCGGCGTCCGGCCATGTTATGCACTTTATCGACTGGGCGAAAATTGAACTGACCAAAGACAGCCTGGGTCGCTATATCCTGGCGAACCCGGCCGCGCTGACTGGTCCTACGCTCTGGGGTCTGCCGGTAGTGGCCACTGAAGCACAGCAGTTTGTTGGTAAGTTCCTTACCGGCGCATTCAATGCCGGCGCGCAGATCTTCGATCGCGAAGATGCCAACGTTGTTATCTCCACCGAAAACTCCGACGACTTCGAGAAAAACATGATCTCGATTCGTTGCGAAGAGCGCCTGGCTCTTGCGGTGAAACGCCCTGAATCCTTCATTTACGGGGATATCGCTGTAAATCCGGGCAGCTAAACACCACGGCGGCCTGCGGGCCGCTATTTCTGAGGCTAAACCATGGCGTTTCTTGAACCGTCCTTAGTCCGGAGCCATTGCCGTATCGATGATGATTTTACAGGTGACGACAACCTGCTTGAAATCTACACCGGCGCGGCGGCGCGCTACGTTGAAACCTGGACGCGGCGAAAGCTTTACAAAACCAATGATGAGCCGGGCTTTGCTGATGATGAAGATCGCCTGCTTCTCAATGATGATGTGCGCACGGCGATGCTGCTGCTTGTCGGGCACTGGTACGCCAACCGGGAGGCGGTGGTAAGCGGTAATGCGCCGGCAGAATTGCCGCTGGCTGTCGAAGCTTTGCTGCAGCCTTACCGTATTTATGGTGTGTAGGAGGGCAAATGCAGGCGGGAAGGCTTAATCAGCGCGTGCGTATCATGAACTTCACTTCCACCCGGACACCATCCGGGCAGCCACAGCAAACGTGGCATGACGGTAGTGAGATTTTTGCCGAGATAAAGGGGATCAGCGGTCGGGAGCTTATTTCCGCCGGCGCGGAGCTTGCGGAAGCAACAATCCGCGTCTGGGTGCGCTTTCGCACTGACATTACAGCAGCGTCAAAGCTCAGGGTGCTGACCGGTCCGTATAAAGGGCAGTACCTCGACGTAACCGGCCCGCCGGTGGCGGATTCAAAAGGTACGCAGCTCGAAATTCTGTGTAAGCAGGGGGTAAAACCATGATCGGCACTAACCTTGATTTCTCCGGTCTGGCGGGGTTGTCCGAAGATCTAGCGACACTCAGTAAAGCGGAAAACCGCAAGGTGATGCGCGATGCCACGCGTGCCGGCGCGACAATCCTTAAAGATGAGGCGGTGAGCCGCGCGCCGGTGAAAAGCGGGAAACTGAAGAAAAATATCGTCGTCATCACTCAGCGTGAGCGCAACGGGGCGATTGCTTCCGGCGTTCATATCCGCGGTACCAACCCGCGCACCGGCGCCAGCGACAAAACGATGAAGGCCAGCGATCCGCGTAATGCGTTTTACTGGCGCTTTATCGAAATGGGTACCTCGACCATGCCGCCCGTGCCGTTCGTCCGCCCGGCCTACGATGCCCGCGAGGAAGATGCGGTAAACGCCGCGTTCGCCGAAGCCAATGCCGCGATCGACAGGGTGCTGGCGAAATGACCGAGGCCGATGTTTATGCACTCATTGGCGCGCTGGCCGACGGGCAGGTTTATCCCGGCGTGGTGCCCCTCAACAGCCAGGGCGAACCGGCAGTTGCGCCGCCGTGGATCACATTCACGCTGGTGGATCAGGTCTATGGCGATACGCTTTGTGGCCCCGCAGAGGAAGACACAGCCCTGCAGGTTGATGTTTATGCCTCCTCGGTGGATGAGGCCCGCGCGCTGCGCGAACAGGCGATCGCCGCGCTGACGCCGCTGGCATTCACCCGCCTGAGCAAAACCGGCGGTTACGAGCCTGAGACAGGCCTTCGCCGTGCAACAGCAGAAGTCCATGTCCTTCAGTAAAACCTACCCAGTTAATCCCAATACCGCCGCGAGGCGGTTTTTTTATATCCGGAGACAGCTATGTCCGCACTTTATGAAAAATCGCAGTTAACGAAGATCCTTATTTCTTCGCTGCCGGCAACGAAAGATACGATGGCAAGTGCCGTCTATCTTGATCTGAGCTGCACGATCAAAGAGGTCCAGTTCACCGGTGGCCAGAAACAGGACATCGACGTCACCACCCTGTGCTCGACCGAACAGGAGAACATCAACGGCCTGCCGGCTCAGTCGGAAATTTCGCTGTCCGGTAACTTCTTCAAAAATGCGGCGCAGGATGCACTGCGTGACGCATATGACAACGACACCACGTATGCCTTTCAGGTGATCTTCCCGTCCGGTAAAGGCTTTCGTTTCCTGGCTGAAGTGCGCCAGCACACCTGGTCATCCGGTACCAACGGCGTGGTCGCGGCCACCTTCTCCCTGCGCCTGAAAGGCAAACCTGAAAACATCGAATCCGGTTCGTAAGGAAAATCATGTCCATTAAAGAGCTTGCCCTGGCGAAACACTCCGGGTTTCGTCATAAAACCGTCACCGTGCCCGAATGGGGCGGTGTGAATGTTGTTCTGCGCGAGCCATCCGGTGAAGCCTGGCTGCGTTGGCAGGAGATCGCCGGAACTGACATCAAGCCTGAAGAGCTTTCGGTGTCGGAACGCGCGAACCGCAACCTGCGCGCTGATGTCGCGCTTTTTCTCGATGTGCTCTGCGACGAGGACAAACAGCAGGTTTTTACCCGGGACGATGAAGAGGAAGTGCGTGCCATCTATGGCCCCGTGCATTCCCGTCTGCTTAAACAGGCGCTCGATCTGATCGCATCCGGGGATGATGCCCGGGAAAAGTCGCCACCCCCGGCGTTAAATTCCTGATGTCGCTTGCGCTCCGCATGGGGCGCACGCTTTCAGAACTCAGGCAGAGCATGACGGCAAGTGAAATGCTGATGTGGATTGAATACGACAGGATAAGTCCGGTCGGCGATATCCGCGGGGATATTCAGGCAGCGCAGATCGTCTCTGCCGTATATGGTTCGCAGGGTGCAAAAGTTCCGTTGACTGATGCCATTCTGCAGTGGGGGGGAGAAGAGCAACAAAGAGATAAGGATCCGTTTGCCGGGCTTGAGGAGGCGCTTACAGAGGCAACTAAGTGACAAATTAACTTATTCTGTTTAGCATTAACTTACTTATTAGTAAGGGAATGAATATGAAGATCGCAATAGTTACTCTTTTGTCTCTTATTTATTTAGCTGGGTGCAAACCGTCTGAAAAAGATTATATCAACCTTGGCGAAGGTCTGGTTAAAAGTACTTTAAAGGATCCGGATAGCGCAAAATTCGAATCTTTCTTCAAACAGTCCGGTGAAAGTGATGGCTATGTTTGTGGATATGTAAATGCAAAAAACTCTTATGGTGGCTATACAGGAAAAAAACAATTTTATGTATATGTGGATGTTTTAGATGGAAAAATAAATTCTAATGGTCCTGTGAAGATCATTAATGAACAGGATCACCAAGAAAAAGAAAATTATAAGTTGTTCTGCCAATAAAAACCGCTCCGGCGGTTTTTTTACGTCCGGAGAATGGTAATGGCAACGCTTCGCGAACTTATTATAAAAATTTCTGCTGACTCCAGCTCATTCCAGAGTGAGATCACCCGCGCCTCTCGCATGGGATCCGACTATTACAGAACAATGCAGGCTGGAGGCCGCCAGGCGGCGGCGGCGGCTAAAGAAAGTGAAAGGGCGTTATCTGATCTCACTAATGGTTTTGCCTCAGCAGGTAAAGCCGCAGCTGCGGCAACTGCGGCTTTTGCTACAGGGAAGCTGGTGCAGATTGCAGACGAATGGAACTCAGTGAATGCTCGTCTTCAACAGGCTTCTGCTTCGGCTGATGATTTTGCGACTTCACAACGTCAGCTTATGGAAATCAGTCAGCGCACGGGTACAGCGTTCTCTGATAATGCCAACCTCTTTGCCCGCGCAGCTGCATCGATGCGCGAATACGGCTATAGCTCGGAAGAAGTGCTCAAAATCACCGAAGCCGTTTCAACTGGCCTTAAACTTTCGGGTGCCAGTACAGCTGAGGCAGGTTCGGTTATCAATCAGTTCAGTCAGGCACTCGCCCAGGGCGTGCTACGTGGTGAGGAATTCAATACTGTCAACGAAAGCGGCGACCGCGTTATCAGGGCGCTGGCGGCTGGCATGGGCGTTGCGCGCAAAGATCTCAAGAGTATGGCCGACCAGGGCAAGCTCACTATCGATAAAGTTGTGCCAGCGCTAATGAGCCAGCTTGGGACATTACAGGGTGAGTTTACAACGATGCCGCAGACCGTTTCTGGCTCATTGCAAAAGGTCACTAACTCGTTCATGGGGTGGGTTGGAGGTGTTAACGCGGCAACGGGGGCAACGGATGCGCTTTCCGGCGGCCTTGATGGTGTAGCCCAGACACTGGACTCCTTTACATCATCCGCGGTCAGCGGTGCCCTGAGTGATGTGGCTGACAATATGTCAGTTATCACTACCGTAGCAGGCGCGCTGGTGGGCGTTGGCCTGGCTAAGTATCTCAGCGGAATTGTTACCAGCGCCACGAGTGCGACAGGTGCTTTGATCTCTGCTGCGAAATCAGAAGTTGCCCTCGCTGTTGCGCAAGACAGGGCAGCCCAGTCAGCTGTAGCGGCTTCCAGAGCTGACGTCTATCGTGCACAGCAAGCTTTGCAGAGAGCAAAGGGCGCTGACGTTCAGGCTGCGCAACAGGAAAAAATAGCAGCCGCAGAGGCAAAGGTAACAGCAGCACAGGCCAGGCTCACGACGGCTCTTGCCGGAGGTACATCAACAGAGAAAGTCAGGGCAAGAGCAGCGCTTGAACGCGCTCAGGCAGGTCTTGCAGCTGCTAAAAATGCGGACGTACAGGCGGTAGCTGAACGACGACTGGCACAGGCAGAGGCCGCACGTGACAGGAACCTGGCCAACCGTGTCTCAACCCAAAGTAATCTAAACAGTGTCACCGCTGTAGGATCGCGGCTGATGAGTAGTGCTCTGGGAATTATCGGTGGTATTCCAGGTCTGGTGATGCTTGGCGCAGGGGCGTGGTATGCGGCGTATCAGAATCAGGAACAGGCTCGCCGTTCTGCTCAGGAATACGGCAGAACTATAGATGAGATAAGCAAAAAGACCAGGGCGATGTCTTTGCCGGAAGCTTCCGACAACAGTGAAAAAGCCAAAAATGCTCTTGATGAACAGAACAGACTTATCGATGAGCAAAAAAGCAAAATTGAAAGTCTGAAAGAGCAGATTGCCGGATCGCAGTATCTGATCAACAACCGCGGCCCGACTACGAAAGGTGGTTTCATGATCAACCACCTTACCTCTCTGAAGACTGTAACTGATGATCTGTCGACTGCAACTGAGCAGTTGTCGGTTGAACAGGAAAGACTTTCTCAAATGCAGGAGAAAGCAGCCTCCATCCAACAAACTCTCGAGGGGCTCCAGTACCGTCGGGTCTCGCTGATTAGACAGGAAGCGGCTAATCAGAATTCTGCCTACCAGTCTCTGCTGATGATGAACGGCCAGCATCAAACATTTAACCAGCTTCTCGGGCTCGGCAATCAGTTACTGATGGCCCGTCAGGGAATGACACTGGCGCCCCTGCGTGTTCCTCAGGCTGAAGCCTCGCAGAAACAGACCGATGCGCTCGAAAAAAGCCGCCGCGAACTGGCCCTGTCCCGACTTAAAGGTGAGGCAAAAGAGCGCGCCCGCCTTGGCTATGCTGCTGATGAGCTCGGTCTGACGGCTGATCCGCAATTCCAGACCAACCGGCTTGAGTACATCAATAACGGGCTTGAAGAGTGGCGCAATAACGAGGCCAACAAAAAGCAGCCCAAAGGGCCAAAGACGGACGAAGAAAAGGCCGCTGATGCTTATAAGAGGATGATCAAACAGCAGAAGGAGCAGATCGCCCTTCAGGGCCAGAGCACCGAACTTGCCAGGGTGAAGTACCAGGTGGTTGAAGGTGAATTATCCACCCTGGACAAGGCGCAGAAGGCTGAACTGATGCGCAACGCTGCGTTAATCGATCAGGTCAAACTTCGCGAGCAGTTGCGTAATTATGAGGCGAATCTGGCTGACAGCAACGCCAGCGCCCGGGCGGCGAATGATGCGCAGCTCATTGGTTACGGTCAGGGCACCCGGTTCCGTGAGCGGATGCAGGAGCAGTTTAATATTCGTAAGGAGTTTGAGCAGAAGAATACCGATCTGCTCCGGCAGCGGCAGGCCGGGGACATTGACGAAACCTTCTACCAGCAGGGGCTGGCACTCAACAAACGCTATCTGGAAGAGCGGCTGCGCGACCAGGAGGGGTATTACACTGCTTCCGATGCGCAGCGCGGTGACTGGTTGACAGGCATGTCAGAGGGCTATGCGAACTGGGTGGACGAGGCAACGGACTACGCCGGTATGGCTGCAGACGGGATGAAGCAGGCTATGGGCGGGGCGGTGACCACCATTACCGACATGCTCAACGGCAATCTCGACAGCTGGAAAGACTGGGGCATGAACGTGCTGAAAATTATCGAGACCGTTCTCGTTAATATGATGGTCGCGAATGCCGCGAGTTCTCTCGGCTCACTTTTCAGCTTTGGTGCCTCCTCAGCGGCAACGGCCAGCAGCGGGACGGCCATTCAGAGCGCTGCCTCAAACTTTACCTTCAACGCCAAAGGCAATGTCTACGACTCACCTTCCCTGAGTGCATACAGCGGTGGTGTCTACCAGACCCCGCAGCTGTTTGCGTTTGCGAAAGGGGCCGGGGTGTTTGGCGAAGCAGGTCCGGAGGCGATTATGCCGCTCACGCGCGCGGCGGATGGTTCGCTCGGCGTTCGCGCAGTCGGCGCGCCGCAATTTTCCGGCGGTGGCCCGTCCGTGTCGTTCGGCGATATCAACATCAATGGCGGTGCGCAGTCCACGGCAGGGCAGGGAGCAGCCGCAACTGCCGGCAGGCAACTCAAGGATGCAATCGTGACCGTAATTAATGAGCAGGCCAGCATGCCCGGATCGCCATTGTGGCGGCTTTTGAAAGGAGCGTAATCATGGCAGTTGAGACCTTCTCCTGGTGCCCGAAGGTGGCGGCGCAGGCAGATACCAGTTTCCGCATCCGCAAGGCGCAGTTCGGGGATAATTACGCACAGGTGGCCGGGGACGGCATCAACCCGGTCACACCGCAATGGAGCGTGAGTTTTACCGGCGATGAAGCCTATGTTCTGGCCATAAAGGCGTTTCTGAAGCGGCACGCCGGCTGGAAGTCCTTCATCTGGAAACCGCCCCTGGAGCCCGCGGGGTTATGGCGGTCTGAATCCCTCCAGATAGCCACCCACGGCAATGACAAA